GTAGAGCGCCTAACGAGCGTGAAGAGCCTGCGTTTGCACCCATGCCTGTTGTCGTCACGCCACAAAACGTGACCCAACCTACGGGGCAAACAGCCACCGAGCAACTCAACCAAATGGCTAACGCGGACCTTGCGCGGAACCTAGAGCCGATTACAGAAGGCGTGGGCAGTTTGGTAGCCACTGCCCCTGATATACAGGAGATGGTGCTCCCAGCGGCTCCTCCTGCGGCCCCTGCGGTGGTGCCGCAAGCAACCGTAGGAGCAGGGGGTATACCCCAGCTAGACCTACAACAACTTCAACTGTTGACTAGCAGGCTACCGTTTAACCTGTTTAGCGGAATAAGATGAGGTCACTGCATGCTACAAGCACTCATAGGACCAGTTACGGGGTTGCTGGATAAATTCATCCCCGATGCGGCGGAGAAAGCCCGTTTAGCTCACGAAATTGCAACCATGGCCGAGAAGCAAGCACACGAGCTTGCATTGGCCCAGATTGAGGTAAACAAGGCGGAAGCCGCGAGCTCCTCGGTGTTTAAGGGTGGTTGGCGACCGTTCATCGGTTGGGTCTGTGGTACGGCGTTTGCGTATCACTTTGTGTTGCAACCGCTCTTGGTGTTCATCATTGCCGTGTATGGGTTGCAGGTGCCTGACCTGCCTGATTTTGACATGGCAAGCCTGATGACTGTATTGGGTGGCATGTTAGGGCTTGGTGGCCTCCGCACGTTTGAGAAGGCGAAAGGGGTTGCTAAATGAGTTTCAAGCTCAGCCAGCGTAGCTTGAGTCGACTAGACCGCGTACACCCCGCGCTAGTGGCGGTGGTCAAGCGCGCTATTGAAGTAACCAAGATTGACTTTGGGGTCATACAGGGCGTCCGCACGCTAGAACAGCAAAAAGCTAACGTGGCGGCAGGACGCTCGCAAACGATGAACTCCAAGCACTTGCCGCAAGACGATGGCTATAGCCACGCTGTAGACCTGATGGCTTACGTCAATGGCGAAGGCTGTTGGGAGCTCAATGTCTACGATGAAATAGCAGATGCCATGAAGCAAGCCGCAAAGGAGGAGAACGTCTCCCTCAAATGGGGTTGTGCGTGGCAGATTAACGATATCCGTCAATGGGAAGATACCATGGAAGAAGCCATGAACGCCTACATTGATCTCCGCCGCAGTCAGGGGCGCAGGCCGTTTTTGGATGGCCCACATTTCGAGTTGAGTTAAACTATGAACGACCTTTACTTTTATGAGAATATGCTTAAAAATATCAGGGAACGGAAGAAATCGGTTGAGGAGGCGCTTTGTTTTGGCCCCGTAGCTGATTTCACCGCGTTCAAGGAACTAAGAGCACGACTCTTAGAACTTGCTACAACTGAACAGGATCTTAAAGACCTGCTAAACAAGGTGTCAGACTCAGATGACTAAAACTCTGCTCGTACCAGACTATATCGCTAAACAGCGCGAAAAAGAAGCACAGGCCGAGGCCGCAACAGCCGTAGAAGCCGCCGCAAAAAAGAAAGAAGGTATCCTCGAACAAGCCTACGTTAAGGCAGAGGACCGTTACTTAGACCCCAGTAAACTCCCCGAAAGTGCAATTGACCGACTGCCCCAACCTACGGGCTGGCGGATTTTGTTGTTGCCGTTTCAGGGCCGTAAGCAAACTGATGGGGGCATTCTCCTGCCTACCGAAACCCGTGAGCGTGAGCAAGTGGGTACGGTCTGCGGTTATGTATTAAGGGTCGGGCCGCTTGCCTACAAAGACTCTGACAAGTTTGGTCAAAATGCCGAGCCTTGGTGTAAACAGGGCGATTGGGTAATTTTTGGCCGATACGCCGGAAGCCGTTTCAAGATCGAGGGTGGGGAAGTCCGGCTCCTCAATGACGATGAGGTTTTGGCCCGCGTCAGTAGCCCAGATGATATCTTGCACCTATAACCCATGGAGATAACCCATGCCTGAAGCAGAAAAGCAGGTACTTGACGACGAAGATAACGTCGAAGTTGAAGTAGCCGAAGAAGAGGAACAGGATTCTGGGGGCGAACAGCCCGAAGAACCCCGTGCCAGTGGTGATTCTGACGAGCTCGCAGAGTACAGCGAGGGCGTAAAGAAACGTATTAGCAAGCTGACCGCAAAAATGCGGGAGGCAGAGCGCCGTGAGCAGGCCGCGTTGCAGTATGCACAGTCAGTGCAAAAGCAACTTGAGGAGAGTTCGCGCCGCACTAGCTCGTTGGACCAGTCGTTTGTCCAAGAGTTTGAAAACCGTGTGACGTTGCAAGACCAACTCTTGCGCCGTGAGCTAAAGGATGCGATTGACCGTGGCGACATTGATCGTCAGGTTGAAGCCCAGAAGCAACTGGCGCAGATCGCTAGCCACAGCGAGCGGTTACAATACGTCAAGCAACAGCAGGCGTTGGCGGCACAGCAACGGCAGATGGCACCGCAACAGATGCCCCAGCCGCAGGCTCAGCCGCAACAGCAACGCCGCCCCGACCCCAAGGCAGAAAAGTGGGCAGAACGCAATGAATGGTTTGGCTCAGATGAGGCGATGACCATCACTGCATTTGCAATTCACAAGAATCTTGTGGAAAATGAGGGTTATGACCCTAACGGTGATGATTATTACCAAGAGCTTGACCGCCGCATTCGTGGGGAGTTCCCCCATAAGTTCGGCCAAAAAGGCGGTAATACCAATGGTCGGAGCGGTCCTGCGGTGGCAGGCGCGCAACGTGGCGGGACTCGTGGTGGGAAACAATCCATCAAACTCAGTCCTTCTCAGGTTGCAATCGCTCGGAAACTTGGTATAACTAATGAACAATACGCGAAGCAACTGCTCCGCATGCAACAGAATTCGTGAGGAAGGTCAAAATGACTGATAGAAGCCCACGCACTTCCCAGACAAGGGAAAAAGAAGTCCGCGCTAAACCGTGGCAACCCCCGTCTACACTGGACGCACCGCCCCCTCCGGAGGGATTCGTACATCGTTGGATTCGTGAATCTGTCATGGGTTACGACGACCGTAAGAACCTTTCCGCTCGCCTACGCGAAGGCTTTGAACTTGTTCGCGCTGATGAGTATCCAGACTTTGAAGTACCGACCGTGCAGGATGGCAAACATGCTGGCGTGATTGGTGTTGGTGGTCTGGTGCTAGCAAGATTCCCGTTAGAAACTCGTTCACAGCGCAACAGCCACTACCGTCAACAGACGCGTGACCAAATGACTGCTGTGGACAATGATCTGATGCGGGAACAACATCCGTCGATGCCGATCAGCAAACCTGAACGGCAATCTCGTGTCACCTTCGGCGGTAAAGCCGGAGACAACTAAAGGATCTGAGCAATGGCAAACGTAGACGCCGCTTTCGGGCTTCGCCCGTACAAGATGCTCGGTGCAGGTGCTAACACCAATGGTGTTGTTTCCTACACGATCCAGACCAGCGCGACGGCGGGGACCTCCAGTGTAATCTATGAAGGTACTCCCGTCATTCCTCTCGCGAATGGTATGATCGATATTGTGGGTAACGCCAACGGTGGAACCGTACCTCTGCTGGGCGCGTTCATCGGTTGTAACTATACCGACCTGAACGGAAAACCAACCTTTGCAAACAAGTGGCCTGGAACCTCGGCTGTAAAGTCGGGTACTGAGGCAACTGCACTGGTAGCCGCACACCCTGATCAGCTCTTCCTGATCAACTGTGATGCTGCCGCCGCAGACGCACTTGTCCACGCAAACGCCAACTTTGCAACGGCTACTTCTGGCGACGCAACGACTGGTAAGTCGTCTGCTGAGCTGGCAGTGTCCACTGCAAACACCACGAACACGCTTAACCTGCGTATCGTTGGGTTCGCGGATATCCCGAACAGCGATGATGCAACGGTGGCTGGCCGTTTGGCGATTGTCCAACTCAACAACCACTTCTACCGTTACAATGCGAACGGTACGGGTGCTGGTGTATAAGGAGATAGGAAATGGCTATTACTCGCTCCCAGCTCCTTAAAGAACTAGAGCCCGGACTCAACGCTCTGTTCGGTATGGAGTACGATCGGTATGACAATGAGCATGCCGAAATCTTCGAAACCGAAACTTCAGATCGCGCATTTGAAGAAGAGGTGATGCTGGCAGGCTTCGGCCAAGCACCTGTTAAGGGTGAAGGCGCGGCAGTTTCTTACGATTCTGCTAACGAGGCGTACACTGCTCGCTATACGCACGAGACTATTGCTCTGGCGTTCGCGATCACCGAGGAAGCCGTTGAGGATAACCTCTACGACCGCCTCAGCTCGCGTTACACCCGTGCACTGGCTCGCTCGATGGCGAACACCAAGCAGGTCAAGGCGGCGGCTGTGCTGAACAATGCGTTCGACAGCAACTTCCCGATCGGCGACGGTAAAGAGCTCTGCGCTACCGACCACCCCACTGTGGGCGGCGGTAACTTCCGCAACGAGCTCAGCACTGCGGCAGACCTCAACGAAACGTCCTTGGAGCAAGCGTTGATTGACATCGCGGCCTTCATCGACGAGCGTGGCCTGAAAATCGCTCTGCAGGGTCGTAAGCTCATCATCCCGCCCCAGCTTCAGTTTGTTGCTGAGCGCCTGATGGCTTCCAACCTGCGTCCGTCCACTGCGGATAACGATATCAACGCTCTCCGCAACATGGGTATGCTTCCTGACGGTTATGTGGTCAACCACTTCCTGACCGATCCGGATGCGTTCTTCATCAAGACTGACGCACCCAACGGCTTTAAGCACTTCGTGCGTAGCCCCATCAAAACGTCTATGGAAGGCGACTTTGAGACGGGGAACGTCCGCTACAAAGCCCGCGAGCGGTATTCGTTCGGCGTGTCCGATCCTCGTTGCGTGTTCGGTTCTCCGGGCGCTTAATAGGATTGTTTCACGTGAAACGATGCTAAATGAGAAGGGAGGCTTGTGCCTCCCTTCTTTTTTGAGTACATTAAAGGTGTTCCCTGACTGATGCACGGTGCATCAGACTTAGCCAAGACAGGAGATCAACATGGCTGTTCATTTTACTGGTCCTATCCTTTTTGCAGGCAAGGACAATCCGCGTAAGTGGTTCAAAGATCTGCCGATCGACAAGAACCCCGATTACATCACCAAGTGGGACGACTTTACTGGCGTAGCACTGGACTCCACCAACGACTGGACTGTTGTTAAAGACGGTACTGCATCTGCCGCGATTGTTGCAGACACGGTTGGTGGTGAACTTGCACTCACTTCTACCGCCACTACCGACAACGACGGTGCCTCTATCCAAGGCAACGAAGTGTTCGCAGTGCAGGCTGGCAAAGACCTCTGGTTTGAAACCCGTATCAAAGTGTCCGACGCTGACGACACCGACCTGTGCGTGGGCTTCACGGTCAACTTTGCTACTAACCCTGAGGCAATGCTTACCGCCGCAGACCGCATCGTGTTCGAGTCTGACGATGGCACCGCAACGCTCCAGTGCATCACCGAGAAAGACGGTACTGAGACTGCTACGGCGCTTGCTACTGCATACGACCTAGCCGACGACACTTACGTCAAGCTGGGGATTCATGTGCTGAGCAACACCACGGTCGAGTTTTATGTCAACCGTGAGCTGGTGGCTACCCATACCACCAACATCCCGGACGATGAGAACCTGACCATTGCGGCCATGGAACTGTCTGGCTCCGCTACTGGCACCAAGTCCGCCACCATCGATTACATGTTTGCCTCTGCGGCACGGTAATAGAGGGTTGGTGTGATGACTGCTAAGAAAACGGAAGTTAAGACAGAAACCAAAAAACCCGCACCAAAGAAGCAGTCTGCTGAAAAGGTTGCACTGCCCCCTGTGGGCAGTGCGGCTTACAAGGCGGCGCTCCTGCGGGGAGAAATCAAGGAGTAAGGGATGGCTGACGCGGTTACCTCCCAAACTTTCATAGACGGCCCTAAAACGGTCGTCATGAAGTTTACGAACATCTCCGACGGCACTGGTGAATCTGGTGTAACCAAAGTTGACGTGAGCGCCTTGCAACCGTTGCCAGATGGCACGCCTTGCACGGGGGTCGTTATCGAAAAGATCTGGTGGCAGTGCATTGGCATGAAGGTGCAAATCCTTTGGGATGCTACTGCTGACCAGTTTTGTATCGAGCTGGGTGAAAACCAGTCAGGCGACCACGACTACTGCAAGTTTGGTGGCTTGACCAACAATGCTGGAGCGGGGAAAACAGGAGATATCAACTTCACCACGGTAGGCCACACAGGTGGCGATACCTACACGGTGATTTTGTATCTTCGCAAAGAGTATAATTAAGAGGAACTCAGATGGCTCGCGAAATTAGTTCTATCTCCCGCGTTGGAACTTCCGAGCCGTTTGAGCTTCAAGTTGCCCGTGGGCAAATATCATTCCATAAAACCATTTTTAAGTTCGGCTACAACGCTGTTGTTGGAAGCACTAAGGAAACTATTTGGGAACAAGGCGGTTTATACGCTTATCCTGCATCAGCCACAGTAATGACTTTATCAAGCAGTTCAACTGACGACACTGCCGCAGGAACAGGTGCAAGAACAGTAGAAATTTTTGGTTTAGACGCCGAGTACAACGAAATAAACGAAGTTGTCACGCTGAATGGGCAAACAGCAGTTAATACCACAAAATCTTATCTGCGGATAAATCGCGGCATTGTTCGCAGTGCAGGTAGTGGAGGCGCAAACGCGGGCACGCTTTACGCAGGAACAGGTACGGTCACATCTGGGGTTCCAGCTAATATCTACCTGACCATAAATGGGGATGGCGACAACCAAACATTGATGGCTCTTTGGACAGTTCCCGCAGGATATACAGCATTCCTTACAAAAATGTCTTTATCCACAGGAACCTCTACCAACACCAAAGCTCTCTTAAATGCTAGTCTTGTTGCTAGGCCATACGGAGAAGTCTTCCAGATAAAAGAAAGATTTACCCTGACAGATGGCGCACACGAACAGTTTTATACTTACCCGTTAAAGTTCACAGAAAAAACAGACTTGGAAATGAGAGCGTTTTCTTCTTCGGGGACGGTTGACTTCAATGTGTCCGCGTCAATGGAGTTTATTTACATTCAAAACGGGGGAGACTCGTTCTAATGGCGACAACCAAAAACGTCAAGCGAACCCCTAGCGGGCGATTGCAGTATAGAGGGGAAACGTTCAGTGGCTATAACAAACCCAAGCGCACACCTAACGGACCCAAAAAGTCTGCCGTCCTCGCAAAGAAGGGTGACCAAGTTAAACTTGTCCGCTTTGGCGACCCTAATATGTCAATTAAAAAAGACCAACCCGCTCGACGCAAAAACTTCCGAGCTCGTCACAACTGTGATACGGCAAAGGACAAATTCAGCGCCAGATACTGGTCCTGTAAAGCGTGGTAATGGGGTGGTGTTCATGGCAGATAAGACAATACACGAGCTCGAGGTCGAGTTCACTGAATGGAAAACCCAGCAAAAGCATATAGTTGAAAAAGTGGACCAGTTACACAGCGATATGAGCGAGGTCAAAAAGGCCGTGTTTCAAGCAAAGTGGATGCTGGTAGGTGGTTTGGTCTTTGCAGGATTAATGAATAGCGATGCGTTCATTGCTATGCTAATGAGAATAGGTGGGCAATAATGCCTATCACGCGGGGACAAGAACGTAAGCAAGTGGAGGGCACCATGGGTAAGAGACGCGGTTTGTACGACAACATCAATGCGCGCAGGCGTGCTGGTACGTCGCGCCCTAAGAGCAAATCCACTATCTCGCCTGAGGCGTATGCCAACATGAAGGCGGGGTTCCCAGAGCGTAAGAAAGCCGCCAAGGGCGGTAAAATTGTCAAGGGGCCGTGTTCATAATGCCGTTTAGCAAATACAGTCCCAAGCAAAAGAAGTTGGCTCGTATAGCGGAGCCGCGCGATGCAATCACTGAAGCAGACTTTAAGGAGCTCGACATGAAGCGTATGAAAAAAATGGGTGGCGGCTACGGTCGCAAGAAAATGATGGGCGGTGGTGCAATGATGGCCCCGCGCAAGCAGATGGCGGCAGGCGGTGCAGGCCGTAAAAAAATGAAAGCAGGTGGCAAGGTCGTTAAAGGGCCTTGCTCGTAAGGAGTATAGGGTATGGCGGTCTCCGGCTCTACAGACTTTGAACTCGATGTAGCTGACTACATTGAAGAGGCGTTTGAGCGTTGCGGTATTGAGGTGCGTACAGGGTACGACCTTAAGACTGCGCGGAGATCGCTTAACCTTATGCTGGCCGACTGGGCCAACCGTGGGCTAAACCGTTGGACAATCCAGCAGACTACGCTCACGTTGGTTGCAGGCACGGCAGAGTACAACCTTGGCACGGATACGATTGATATTCTCAGTGCGGTTATCCGTACCAATAGTGGTACGGCAAACCAGAGCGATATCAACATTAGCCGTGTAAGCCGTGATTCGTGGATCAACATCCCTACCAAGAATACGCAGGCCCGCCCGACGCAGTATTATGTGGACAGGCAGATTAACCCCGTGGTGCGTTTGTGGCCCACGCCAGATAGTGCCACGACCTACACGCTGGTGTACGACCGCCTGACCCGTATGGATGATGCCGATGCCGCGCAGAACACTATGGACATGCCATTTAGGTTTTACCCGTGTCTTGCGGCGGGGTTGGCCTATTACATCAGCATCAAGCGTGCCCCTGAGCGCATGCAGATGCTTAAGGCAATCTACGAAGAAGAGTTTGAGCGTGCGGCGGCAGAAGACCGCGACCGCGCGAGCTTGAGTTTAACCCCCAGCAGGGATTATTATTCGTTCATATCATGAGATACGCGGTAGGTAAAAAATCACTCGCAATATGCGACCGATGCGGGCAACAGCACCCGTAC